TGCCATGTAAGCTCCTTAAGCAATTCGCACGATTGCACTATTGGCATCGGCTGTTGGGAAAATGATTTGGAATGTACTACTAGAAACTGTTTTGTCTGAACCAAAATCCAATATAGCTACAGACTTATCACTCTGAGATGAGTTGTAAATCAAAGCCGCCCGAGCGGTAAACGATGCGCTAGTCCAAGATGTATTGGAAAACGAAATGTATGCCGTCGGAATGTTATTGGTATTGTTACCAGATGTAGGCGATGTACTGATTACCAGAGTGTTTCCTCCAGCCGTGTATCCAGTACCCGTTACCTCATTGGTAGTTGAGTAAACAGTAGTGCTTGCGTTAATGTCTGCACTAGCGGTGTAAAGCGCAACCTTAAATGTATTAGGTGATGTTGGCCCAAAGTTGTGAACCGCTTGAAGCAGTTCTACTTTGAACGATGTGGTCGCGCCTTGAAGAATACTCATGATACTTGGACTCTAGTTTGTCCATCACGATAAGCGTCGGCGCGTTGCTTCCCGTCACCCAAGTTCTTAAGCAGAGCAATAGCCTGAACGTACCGGTCTTGGTACAGCTTGACCATATCTGCCTCACCCTTCATGTATGTGACGGCTTCACACATTGTTCCGTACAGCAAAGCTGAATCAAAGTTATCGCCTAACCATGTAGTTCCCGAAGTCACAATTGATTCCGGATAGTAGTAATAATGCAATTCAGCACCATACGAAGCGTCTGGTGTTGGGCCAAGCATAAATGTAAGTTCATTGGTAATAGTGCTACCACTTACTGTTGGGCCAAATATTGCGTAATGTTTTGGCTTGCCTGTGGAGCTTGGATTTGGATATGCTTCACGCATGAAGTTTACATCCTTGTTCAGCAAATATAGGTACTCACCGCCAGCCGCTGGGTAAATAGCCAAACTATATGATGATAAAAAATCATCTGGACAGCTTAAATATTTATTACCCTGACTCAATACACCTGTCACATTCTTTCTCAAGTTAGCAATCTGCACCGTGTTATAGATGCGTTGCTCCGCCTGCTTAATGAAGTTATTCATATCAGCAGTGGGGAAAGTGTTCTCGCAGTAATCCTGTACTGCGGTGACAAGTTCGGTGTACGTCATGCCATCGGGCCTCTAGACATAAAGCCTTTGGTAGCCGCACCAGCGCCACGCATTTTGATGCCAGTTGTCTTGGTTGGCTCATTGCCAGCAGACTTGCTTTCTGCACCAATGCTGACATCTAACGTATCAAGCTTGCTACGGTTAGGTTCTTTGCCGGGATTGGTAGAAGCTTTTACTTCTTTACCGCTCATGGTGTGTGGCTTGGCATAGACTTTGGCATCGCCAACTTCTTTGCCCATCATCTTCTTGCTGAATGTAGCCATATTAGCCTCGCTTTTGGTTCATGGCACGAGCCATATTGCGACCAACGGCACGCATGGCTTGACCAGTTACGCCGGAAGTTTTTTTACCGCCCATAATCTCTTTAGCTGTTGGGCCGCTATCACCAAGGTTCTTACCCTCAGTCTTACCTTTTTTGGCAATGCCATCTGCTGATTTTCTGAAAGCCATTTTAAGCTCCTATTTGTATTGTTACTGTACCAATTTGTACGCCTAACATCAAGTAGTTTGGTGTTAACGCACTCGCAAAATTACTGGCCCCGCCAACCGGATTCCAGCCCCATTGAATATCCCGAGAACCGCCAGTTGGATAACCGTTTACATCGTTACCAGCAGTCACATAAGTTGTGTCCCTACGTGGGTTACGCAAAGCTTGAGGATCATCCACTGGGAATGTACCCAACATTAATTGCGGTTGATCTGGATCCCAGCACTCAGGACAAACTAGCAACTGATATTTACGTTGTTTAATGATCTCAGTCTTCAGATACTTAAGCAAATACTGTTGCCCGCATCTATCGCACATCGCAATAGCGCGTTTACCTGATGCAAAACGATTACCCATTATGTCCCACCAATGAACATCTGACGGGGAACAAACCTAACTGGAGCCTTCTCTCGGTCTTCACCAGCCGCAATTTCAAACGTTTCCATGTACATCTGCTTCAGCATTTCAATGCGAGGCATCAGTTCTGGCGTTTTCACTGCAATGTGATAAGCCAATCCCGCCACCAAAGATGGCAAGAAACGGAAGTTCATGTCAGCAGTTTCTACACCAGCACCAGCATCCTGAACTCGGCGCAGTCTCCAGTACACAAATTGGTAGGTAGTGCTGTTATCGGGCGTAGGCCAAACAGTTACCGCTGGAAGTTGGGGAACATACACGGCTGTAGAAATAACGTGAGTAGCCGCTGTTGTGTTGTTTTGACCACGGAACACACCGCCCAAAACATTACCAGTGATGTATGTGTAATAGATGTCTTCAGAATCCAACCGAATAAAACCTGATCCGGCCAATCCAACTACCGTATTTAGCGTGATAGTTGTATCAGTGGCCGTGATTGCACTTGAAAGAACAGAAGACGTTGGGTTAACTTCTCCAGACAAACGCTGAATCCAGACTTGAATAGGTCTAGCTTGCGTAAGTTTATTTGGAATAGTTGCGTAGGTTGAAACGCTAATACGTGTGATTGTTAAATCAGCTTGCGTAGATGCAGTGTTTGAACCAGTACGAATAACGTGTTCTAGCAAATCAATGGTATTTGTGGGTAGAGCATAAGTGCTAAGCCCCGGAGTCAGGTTAATAAACCCCTGCTCCATCGTCCACATATTGATACCTTTAGACTGCCACTCAATGGTCATCAGGTTCATTGACCTACGTGCTGTACGCAAATCGTAACCAGAACGCATTTCACGACCGGCACGCTCCCACGCTTCCTCGGCAATCTCCGTGAAGTCCATGTTAAATAGGGTGGTGCCGGTAGTGGTCATAGTTATTTAGCAGTCTTTGCAGATTGAACAAAAGCATCAGCAGTAGGTGCACCTTTAGAACCGGGCTTACGCATCTTCTCTTTAGAGCCAGCGGCTATCCGTTTTCTCTTGGCGTTAATATTGGCATACAAACCAACAGGGCCGCCATCCGCATACTGAGTAAAATCAGTATCGTCGCGGCGTGCTGTACGTTTACCTCTTGGCATCTTAGAGGGAGACATAGCTCCCATACCGCGACTTGGCATCATGATTAGCACTTCCCGCCGTAGTTCATCTTGACCATTGTGCCTTTGGTTTTGCCTTTAGTAGCACAACCATCAGCACGACTAGAAGCTGAACTTACTTTACCGCCGCTAGCGTAAGGCTTGGGCATAGCTTTGTTGTAAGCATCTTCAGCCGCCTTAGCATCTGCGCGATCCTTCATCATCTGACGGGCTTCGCGTTCAGCAGGACTACGCTTTGCGTCTTCCATCTCGGCAATAGTTGGGGGATTAACTTTGCCGCGACCTGCGCCAGCTTCGCTCTTACCCATCATTCGGTCTAGTAAGCTCATGTCAGTTCCTTAGCAGGCTTTGCCGCCCGTAGACATTTTAATCATTGTGCCTTTGGTTTTACCGCGCTGGGCAATACCATTAGCAGATGAACGGAATGTACCGCCTTTAGCCAATTTAGTCATTGGTTGACCTTTGTGTAAATTAGATTCGTGTTTATTAACGGCCTTCTGCATCATGGATTTATCCATCTTTACGTCTTCATGCACTTTGCCACCTTTTTTGTAATCACCAAGATCTTCTGCATTAGCGCGATTTCCAACCAGACCCTCAAGATCAACACCACGATCTCTTAAGCGTTTGCCAGCCATTCCGGGGCCAAGACCTCGTTCGCGGCTATACATACGGTCTTCACCTTCATTCATATATAACGAATCTTTAACTCGTTTAACATCATCATCAAATCCAGAATCTTTTGTAGCCATAGTCCCACCTTTTGAAAATTTACGGCCTTTATCAGCCGCAGAAAAGTCTTTTCCCACTGATTGTGGGACTCCTGCTTTCTTGGCAAATGATGGATTGTGTGCCACCGCTTCCATGAAATTGTGTTGCTTCTTACTTACGCTTGGCATTACAAATACCTTCCACGAGTTTTACCACGTTGAGCAATTCCATCGCCACGGCG